TATGACTCATACAATTCCTCCAGACTCACAGTCAATGGCACGTACCGACCTCGCGCCTCTGCCGACTTAATTGGGTCCTTCACCAGGAACCAATAGCCATCATAATACACATAATACCTCCCGCAAAAATACGGGACGGTCACCTTATATGTCTTGGACTCGAAATTGTAAGCATCACGCATATTATCAGTGGCCTCTCCCAACTCCACCGATTGCACCGTCTCGATCAGAGAATCGTCACCCGTGACTTGCAACGTAACCAACTGTTCTCGCGTAAGCTCCATGGAGTTGACCACTGCCACAGCAACCACCACCGAATTCACGGAAATCGTCCAGAACGCTCCGGACATTAACTGCTCGAACAGCTCCACCAACAACCCTATCATCGAGGCAGAGGCTGTCTTTGCTCCTATCATTACACTCCACACATCCACAAGTTCCTCAGGTGCCCCGAACATACGCAAGAAGTGCAAGTATGCCAGCAAATTGTATATGGTATGACTCTTGTCACACTGCGATATATCAGACTCGTACCGGTTCAGGCTTGCCCCCGCAGAAACACGCCGCTGCTCAAAGGAATTAAACCACAGTTCCTGATCGTGGCGATCCCTCCGCACATTAACACGGACCTCAGGGCGCAACACCTCGTCTAGGGTATCATGAAACTCCGTCAGTATCGAAGAAAACTTTGAATTGGTCATCTTACTCTCCTGATACATGATTGTCTGAGTGGCCTTATGCTCATAAGCAGCCGCCGCCGACACCTGCGGTTTCGGAGTGGTCTTCACCATCGCGGCCCACCGAGTCATATCTATCGTCCCCTCGCTAAAGGACTCCCTGAGCATACGCGTGACTTTCCCAGTATCCAACTTATGCACATTCCTTTCCAACTCTGCGACTCTCGAAGCCCACATCCCCTCGGCCAGGCGCGCCTGAGTCACACTCTTCCAGTCTTCACGAAAACACACTCGTGAAAAACGCTCAAAATGCTCTCGCATCATCACATCAAAATTCCGCTCCATCTGCACCCTAGGAGCATTGGCCACCCTACGCGAAAAGGCCAAAGCACCCTCCACCTGAGTCAGAGGACGCCTCCCTCCACCGGCCGCCAACACCTTCGGTATCAAGACGCTCATAGGCTTCGCTATAGTATCTTTGCCCTCATTAACAGCGAACATCGACGCCTGAACGCTAAGATTCCGCTCCTCGGCTGACACCATATGTGCCCGCACGTGCATATCCGACCCTTCCAGCTCAGGAAACAACTGAAAGTACTCGTCATTAATCACTACATGCGGCTCCTGCACAACCGGCTCGCTCGAACACAACGGAGGTGCAACGACTCGCCTCACCACACTCGAACGCGCCCCTATTGCAGCGTCGTGTGCATCATACGCATCACGCATCTTATCTACCAACTCCTTCCGCTCGGTAGTCATCGGCGCGTGCCTCTTCGCTTCAACATCTTCCACTTCTTGCTCGCAGTCGTAGAACACTTCTTCAGCCTCCTCCAACTTGCGCTTCGAATCTGCTGCACGCGCTCGTGCAACCACACGATCCGTAGAGGACACCGATGAAATTGTAGAGCCCGTACGCTTGCCCCCAGGGAGATACGAAACCGACCTGTACTCGCGACCAACAGCGTGACCAGATCGCAGTATATTCCGCACCACGTAACCGGCCTCCAGCGGATACTTACGCACTGTATAATCGTGCGACACCGTCCAGCCACGGGTCAACTCATCCGGCATCGCTCGCACCGCCTCAGTCAAACTCCGTCCCGCTTCGACAACGGCTCCCACGGCAGCACGCACCCAGCCCACTCGATCCATGCCCTCCAGCACGGGGCGCTCGCGCAAAGCCTGTTGTTCAACACGCATCTCAGCACGCAACCTCAAAGCGTGCTTGTGGTTCGCCAACGCCAACAACTCCGGCACATGCGCCGGCAGCCGTCGCGGCGCCACCACCGTAGTAGTTCGCACGATCCCCTGATTCGTATAATCACGAACTGCCAACCTCGCGTTTTGAAGCGAAATCTTCTCATCGGAGTAGGACATCACCCGCGCTTCCACTCGCTCGTCCAAACTAGTTGGAACCACGATCCTCGAAAACTGCTGCTCATCGCTACCCGGAGGACACCACATCTGCTCTATCACCGTGAGAGCCTCACCCGCCGGACGATAAAACTTCGTCTCGACCTCGGTATCGAAACACGCCTCATGAGTAGATAAAGTCAGCTGTGCAAACACTACTCCAGGCTGGGTGTCGTGTATCTCAACCAAGAAACGCTTGCCCTCGTACACGATCTCCGACTCCAAAAGATATGACAGCATCGCTGTGTAACAATACGTATGTTGCAACACAGTCTGCCCATCCGGAAATATATGTACCATATCAGTACCGCGGTCAATTATATACTTCCCCTCCATGGATGTCAGGTCTCCCTCATCCTGTACGTACATGTCGGGTTCAAAATAGAACCAAACCTTCGCACGTGATGACTGATGCTGCAACATCGTGGCGGCCAGCTGCGTGGCTGAAACGCTCAACTTTGCCAGATCAACCAACAAGGTCTCTGCCACATGCGCACATCGACTCGCGTCACAACACACACTACTACCACCGCCCTCTCTGATCTGCCGCATCAACTCCGATGCATTCACCGATATATCCGGTCTGCTACCCTCTATGGCCTTCAACAACGCCATCTCCTGCCTCTGATACTCCGCAGCCACAGCGGCAGACATGTGCGTACGACAATTGTGAGTCCAACCCTCATTCTTCACCGCCATAGGCATCAAGTCCCGATCAAACTCAATCACTTCTTCACCATCCCACG